ATACTTTGCAATCACGCACAAATCTTTCTTAATGAAGCAAATCAATCTAACGACTGCTTAATGTTGTCTGGTAGTGGTATCAAGACTGACAAGCGATCCTTGTTTATGCACATATCCAAAATGTCATTTGAAGAGATTGCAATATCTATTACTATCACAGATAACGATAACAATGGCTCAACTTGCTATATGACAATATCTACATTCAACACCCTAGATGATGCAGAATCAGTTATACTTAGGTTTTGTTTGCTTATGATAGATAGAATATTAGATGGTCACGGTGCGCCAATACAAGTATTTGAAAGCAATCATTATGTCACATGATGAAGCAATATTAATATCAGAATACGAAGCAAGAAAAAGGTTTGAAGACTGGATAGATGATGGTGAGCTAATAGACGTAACAGGCATTCTCTTTGAGCCAAGCAGAATAATGAGAGAACTAGAGCCACTATCCTATCAAATAGGTTTCTTACAATTCATTGATGGCCTCAAAAAGAGTAACATACTTGTTGAAGGTCACACCTACGATGAATCAGACGAATATGATGTTCCCATTAAAAAACACAAGTCAGGCTTTATAATCTATGACTTTACAGAAAAAGAAAACGGAGAGAAATAATCCTCCCCGTCTTCCCCCCACAACCGCAGAAATGAGCGGTGTTACCTATTATAGGAGATATCTATGATTAAGTACAGAGAAGAATTTTGCAGTAGTCTTTTTGAAACTCTAAATGAAAGACAGCAAAGTTATGGTGATCCTAGTGAAAGCATGAAACACATAGCTGATATGTGGTCTTCGTATCACGAAAGACGCATAACACCACAGGAAATGGTTTCAATGATGATTATGTTAAAGCTTGGAAGGCTAAAGGAAACTCCTTGTCACCTCGACTCATGGCTAGACATAGCTGGATATGCGGCCATTGCATATGAATCTATTCTTTGCGAGATTGAAGATGAAGAAGCCATTGATGACCCATCTTCGGACATGGAAAGCATTGATGACGAAGAAATGGATCATGACTTCTAGGATCAATAACTTGCATAATTGATTGACCAAAGTTCTGTTGATCAAACCCCTTAACAAACGCATAACTATCATGGTATTTGAAGCCTCTTGCCCTTGCTAACCACATGATCTTTTTTTGCTCTACCTCTTCCATTTGCGCTAAAGCCCAATTGTGACGATGACCACTAATGTAAAGATCAGAATTGCTTTTAAACTTAGCCATCTTGGTTTGTGCATGTAGAGCATTCCATTGACTGTGACCCGGCATATCATGTGCGGCATGTATTCTTATGTTTGTTTTGTTAGGAAAGTTAATCTGTATTCTAGCTTCCCAGTCTTCCATAATAGCTCTGTGACCAGCCATCCATTTTAATGGATCACCAGCACCTGACCACATGTCGTGATTACCAGCAATTAATATCATAGGCTTCATGCTATCTATAAGCCATTCAACTAGCTTTAAAGCAGTCTTCTTTGAGTTCTCTTGCTCACCATAAAGACGAGACAATCTGCCTATCCAATTGTTCTGAAAGTCACCTAAAGAGCAACCAAAGATTCTATCGTTGCTATTAATAATTGATAGGTGTTCTTGAAGTACATCCCAATCACAATAATTATCATCAATGTGAGGATCGCCAAGCCAAAGCAGAGCAAAAGGCTCATCAGATTCCATATTAACTTGTAACCATTTTTTAGATTCCTTGTGCTTCTTACGCTTCTGGAATCTCTTGTGGAGCATATCCACGATTTCTTCAACGTCAACATCATCATCCTCCTGTGTGGGTAGGGAGTATGGTTTATCCTCAGATTTCATTAACAATTGATGTTCGTATGCTTTCAGTCTGTTATGCAAAGTACTTTTAGGTATGCCTATAGCATCAGATGCTTCACGAACAGTACCATAAGTTTGAACAGCTTCGTAAGCTTCTAAGTTCTTATCATTAATCATTGCAATCCAACATCATGTTTTTTAATTCAACGCCTCTAGTTTTTATCTGATTGTACCAAAGAGAATCTTCCATCTCTAAAGCCGCTCTAGAATAGTCTCTGTCTTCTAGTGCAGATCGAAACTTTTTAAACTGTGAGAATCGAGGCCAACCAAGGTTGAATACCATAGAAGCTAATACTATCTGAGCTTGGTGAGGCAAATCTCTCCACCATTCCATACGATCATCTAGCTCTTGTACAGCTACACTTACATCATCTTTTAGTATTTGCTTAGCGGCTGTTTCGCTTATAGGTGTTTGTAAGTTATGACCATATCCAATAGTTGGCACACCCACTGTATCCATATACATGTCAAGCCTCAAGCCTTCATGCTTTGCTATAATGTCAGTTAGTTCATCAATCATTTTTTACCCTTTACGCTATCAATAACGCCACCGCCAAAATAAAATCCAAGTATAATTAACATAGCATAGTTGATGCTAAACTGCTCCATCACCTTAGTCACTGCGTCAGGATCGCCATAACCTGAGATAGTCATGCCAAGAACAATCAAGTAACTACCAAGAAATGTGCCTCCAAACATCAAGGCCAAATATCTTTGTGCAATCTTGAATGGTGCGTACGCTCCCATCAAATCAATCTTGGCCTTACTCTTAGCCGCAATCTCTTCTTCAGTGCTGGTATGCATGTCATCAATAAGGCTCAAGCCTTTCTTAATTACATCACCACCCCCAAGAATAGAATTTAGAACGCCCATCATAGCTAACTCCTTAAATAATAAGCAACTGTACCAGCAATGCCGACCATAATAAGGACCGCCATTGCACCTACGAACATTTCTAATATGAATTGTTTGCGTCTTCTAGCTTTCTTCTGTGCTTCACGTCTCTCTGTGCGACACTTAGCTTGAAAAGCTTGCCAGTCAGACCACAGCCTTGGACGACCAGTATATATCATTATCTGTTTTAGTTGATACTCAGCTTCTTTGACTTGTTCTAATGCAAGAAACGCTTGTAGGTCTGAGCCGCCAACAGATGACTTGCTCTTGCCAGCCACCTTCTTTTCCAAGTCTTCTTTAGCACCGACAAATTTAGCAATAGCAGTCCCTGCCCTAGCCAAATCACCAGAGTTCGTCACTGCTTGCTTTATAACAGCAAATGCGGCATTGGCGGCGGCTAATTCGGCTAACATCAGTATACCTTCGTTTTGCTAGGGTCTATTGCTTTCGGTAAGCAGTATGCTGTAACCCTATCTCGTGGGTCAACTAAATCCAGATGCTGGTAATTTCCGTGGGTTCTGGTGATTTGTTTTGCAAAGTAATTGCAATCATCAATAGAACGAAAATGTAGCAAATTCTTAGCAATTGATCTTCGGTCATCCCCTACCCCTTGATACATAACTAACAAAAAAGCAACAACCCATTCGCCCATCAGACTAGCCTAGCTACTACAGCCGTTGCCATTACAACCATAGCCAAAGTAGAACCCATTATCAGAGCCTCAAGACGCCACATACGTTTGTCTAAGGCTTTTATCCAGCCTTGTAACTGCTCATAACGAACAGCGCACTCAGCTTCGTGGCGTTCTAGATGTGCTTTAGTTTCGTCCATCAGTCAGCCTCCGGCCAATCAGCAATAGGGGCTTTCCCAGTTGGGTTATTGTCAGCATCAACAGGCACATCGAACAACGCCATAAACGCTGTATGGTCAGCCGCGCCATCTATTGCCGCCTCGATTGTGTTTGAGGCAGTCCTCACGCTTGCTCTATAATCGAGTGTCGCTTGGCCAACAGAATAGTCAGCAACCTCACTAGCCTTGATTACCATCCAATCGGTAGGCGCAAGTAATCCACCAGCCTGTTGCTTGATAGTGGCTTTCCACTGTGACCTCAAGCCAAGAATGACCATCTGCTCACCGTCTTCTAGTACGGGATTGCCGTCCTCATCGACAGCGTTGACATCATCTAGAGCCTTTGGCGTGTTGGCATCCCAGTAAAAACGATTGTCGAATGATGCTGGTGGGTCAACCCAGACTAGGCCAGCCGCAACCTTCTCATCATCAG